GTAGATGTTCCAGTAGGTCGTACAGTAATGGAGGCCGCAAAAGAAGCTGATATTGAAGAAATACCAGCTGATTGTGGAGGCTCTTGTGCATGTGCGACTTGCCATATTATTGTAGATGATGTATGGTGTGATAAGATAAAGATTGAAGAAAATTCCATGGAACAGGAATTATTAGAGTATGAACCAGGATATATTAAAGGCAAATCAAGATGTGGTTGTCAAATATATTTAACTGAAAATTTAGATGGATTAAAGGTGAAATTAAGAGATAATGAACTTCTATAAAAATGTAATAGAATATAAAGGTAAACTTCTTATCCGTGGTATTGAAAACGGAAAAGATTATAAAAGAAAAATAGATTTTGGTCCAACTCTCTACGCCTTAACAAACGAACATAGTCAATATAAGACTTTACAAGGACAAAATTTAAAACCAATTGAGTTTACATCTATTGATGGCGCTCGTAGATTTAAAAAATTTAATCCCGATAACTCACCTATTTTTGGACTAGAAAGATACCATTATCAATATATTGGTCATGAGTATCCAGAAACTATAGAATGGTCTAAAGATAAAATTAAAATATTCACATTAGATATAGAGTGTAGTTGTGAAAATGGATTTCCAGATGTAGAAAATCCTATAGAAGAACTACTTTGTATCACAGTAAAAAATCAATCTAACAAAAGAATTATAACTTGGGGTGTCGGTAATTTTATGACCGACCGTGAAGATATAACCTATATTAGATGTAGAAATGAAAAAGAATTGATAATGGAATTTATGAAATTCTGGTTAAAGAATTATCCAGATGTTATCACAGGTTGGAATACTAAATTCTTTGACTTGCCTTATTTAATGAATAGAATTAAATATGTTGCAGGAGATAAAGTGGCAAATAGAATGTCTCCTTGGAACTTAATTAATAAAGATGAGATTGTAGTAAGAGGTAGACCTCAAACACACTATCAATTATTTGGTATTGTTATGCTAGACTATCTTGACTTATACAAATGGTTTATACCAACAAGACAAGAAAGTTATAGATTGGATTTCATTGGAGAATTAGAACTTGGTCAGAAGAAACATGTAAATCCTTATGATACATTTAAAGAGTTTTATGAAAAGGATTTCCAAAAGTTTGTAGATTATAATATTCAAGATGTTGAAATAGTTGACGCATTGGAAGATAAACTTGGTTTAATTGATTTAAGTTTAACTGTTGCATATGAATCTAAAATTAATTATGATGATATATTTTCGCAAGTAAGAGTGTGGGATACCTTAATAGCAAACCATTTATTACAAAAAAATATTTGTGTACCTCCTAGAGAAGAACATCAAAAGGATACCAAATATGAAGGTGCATATGTAAAAGACCCTGCTTTGGGAATGCATAATTGGATAGTTTCATTTGATATCAATTCACTATATCCACATATCATAGTACAATATAACATATCGCCAGAAAAAATTATTGGTAGTTCTTCTCAAACAGTTAGTGTTAATAAGATGTTGAAAGGTAGTGTTCCACTAGACTTCCTAAAGACGGACAACGCTAGCCTTACGCCTAATGGTATAATGTTCAACAATGATAGTCAGGGCTTCTTACCTGAAATGATGGAGAAGATGTACAAGGACCGTGTTGTTTATAAGAAAAGAATGCTTAAAGCTAAAAAACAATATCAAAAGACTAAAAATCCAGAACTTAAAAAAGAAATTGCTAGATGTCATAATATACAATGGGCAAGGAAGATTGCTTTAAATTCAGCTTATGGTGCAGTTGGTAATCAGTATTTCAGATATTATGATGTTAGACAGGCAAGTGGTATTACCACAGCAGGTCAATACATTATTAGATTTATAGAAAAAAAAGTAAATGATTATTTGAATCAGATATTACAAACTGAAAAGAAGGATTATATTGTTGCGTCTGATACAGATTCAATATATGTTAACTTTGATGACCTTGTAAAACAAACTTGTAAAGATAAAACAGATGAACAAATATGTGATTTTTTAGGTAAGGTATGTGATAACAAAGTAGAACCTTATATTGCAAAACAATTTAAAGAGATTGCAAATTATACTAACGCATTTAAAAATGCCATGGTTATGAAAAGAGAAATCATTGCTAACAAGGCTATTTGGGTTGCGAAGAAAAGATATATGTTAAATGTTTTAGATGAGGAAGATGTTAGACTTGCAGAACCTAAATTAAAACTTTCGGGTATTGAGGCAGTAAAATCTTCCACACCACAGGTTTGCCGAGTTAAGATTAGAGAAGCTATTAAAACAATTATGAGTAAACAAGAAACTGATTTACATAAACTAGTTGCAGATTTTAAAAAAGAATTTTTAGGTATGGCACCAGAACAAATTGCTTTTCCTAGGTCTTGTAATAATTTGAAAAAATATAGACATGCAAGTGATGTCTTTATTAAAGGAACACCAATTCATGTTAAGGGTGCATTGATTTATAATCATCAAATACAAGAGTTTGGTTTAAAACACAAATATCCTAACATACAAGAAGGAGATAAGATTAAATTTATAAAATTAAAAGAGGCAAATCCATTTAAGTTTGATGTGATAAGTTATATAACAACTTTACCAGAAGAATTTAAATTAAAAGAATATATAGATTATGAATTACAATTTGAAAAGACTTTCCTAGACCCTATGAGATTTATATTAAACTCTATAGGTTGGGAACATGAGAAGAAGGCAAGTTTGGAGGCATTTTTTGGGTGATTTTATAATGTTCTTTGCTATGTTGTTAGGTGGATTTTTTGCTATGAGTAATATAACTTTTGTACAATTTTGTGTACTGTTATTGATAATTAAATTTATATGGACGGCATATGTTTCTTAAAAAACGGTATAAAGTTATCTATGCAGACCCACCATGGCATTTCCAAAATTGGAATAATGCTAATGCTCAAACTAATCCAGAAAAACATTATCCAACTATGACTATGAAAGATATAATAAATTTACCTGTAGGAGATATTGCAGATGATGATTGTGCTTTGTTTATGTGGTGTACCGATCCATTATTACATAAACAAATACCAATTGTTGCGAAATGGGGATTTGATTATAAGACTGTAGCTTTTCATTGGGTCAAAACTAATAAGAGTAGAATTAAAAATTATTATTTTAAAGGACCTGGTTATTGGACTAGAGCTAATAATGAGATATGTATTTTAGCAACTAAAGGTAAACCAAAAAGAGTTAGTGGTAATGTTGATAGATTAGTTGTTGATGAAAGAAGAGAACATAGTAGGAAACCTGATAGAATTAGAACAGATATAGTTAAATTGTGTGGTGATGTACCAAGAATTGAACTATTTGCAAGACAAAAAGTAGATGGTTGGGACAGTTGGGGTAATGAAGTATGACCTTGACAATATCCATTTTGTGTGTTATCCTAATACTCGCAATACCAGTTATATTATTAGTTATGTGGAACAATGAGAAACCTAGAGATTAAACAAGCATTACATTGCTCAGATATTTTAAGAAATTATTTTAATAATCTTAATCGTATTGATGATTATTTTAAATTAAGAAAAATAGAAAGAGTTAAAAATATTCCACCTCCATTACCTGGATTTGGATTAGATGAAGATATGTTCCAAAGTTATGGTATGGAACCTGAAAAAATGGATATAGAGGTTGTTGAAATGCAACACTCCACTTTTAACACAATGTTAGAAATGATTGCTAGTTTTTCTCCAGACCAGGCACCAGGTAAAGAATTAAAATTAATTGTAAAAGAAAAATCTTCTAATAAAATTGTTGGGTTTATAAAATTAGGGTCACCTATTATTAATTCTAAACCAAGAAATAATTATTTGGGAGGGACACCAGATTTACCTATCTTTAATAAGAGAGCTATTATGGGTTTCAATATAGTACCAGTACAACCATTTGGTTTTAATTATCTTGGTGGTAAATTGTTGGCATTGATTTGTTGTTCTCATAAAGTAAGAGAAATGCTAAATAGAAAATATGATACAGAATTTTGTTTGTTTGAAACTACAAGTTTATATGGTAATATAAAAGGTACATCTATGTATGATGGACTGAAACCATATTTAAGATATAAGGGTGATACAATGTCAAAATTTGTACCAACTTTAGGTGAGGAAACTTACTTTAATTTAAAAGATTACATTGAAAATATTATAGGTGAGGATATTGTACACAAAGGTGCCTCTAGTAGAAAGTTAAAAATTACTACAGCAATAATTGGTATGGTTAAGAGAGCATTAAAAGGTACAGAATACTATGATAGCTTTGTTAAATCTATGGCAAAAGCGGAAGGTATTACCACACAAAAAAGATTTTATATGTGTGATTATGGATACTCCAATGTCAAAGATATATTGTTAGGTAAAACTGATAAGTTAATTAAAGGTGATAACTATGATAAGTTTGAATTAGAAAATCTTATAAAGTGGTGGAAGAATAAAGCAACTAAAAGATATAATAAATTAAAAGAAGAGACCAAATTAAGAACTGAATTGGAAATATGGAACAATCAGACTATGAATAAGATTGATATAATAAGATGAGTTTAGATAAATTTATTAACAAACAACCATTAGGTAAAGAAAATATTTATCAGATATTAGTTATTCCTAATATCACTAGACAAAGAGAACTATCAAAGGATAGTTATGTACTAGTAATGTCCAATGTTATAAAGGAATTAAACAAGAAAAGAAAAGACTTATTCTTTCATATGCCAATGCCATCACATTGTAAAGAGTTTGATTTTCCAAATGTTAAACAATACATATTTACTACACCTACATTTCCTAATTCTATGAGGTCTCATTATGATTTCTATTTTTGGAAAACTATATTAGACGCTAGAGATATGGAAATAGATTTAGTGTTCTCACATTTACCAGAACAAACAACAAATGTAATGAATAATATGATAAACTTATATAGTCAAGATGTACCTGTTATTGGATACTCACATTGGATAGAGAATAAAGAAAATAATCCTAGTATGAAAGTTAGTTTTTATCATTATAATATTACTGGCATGTTATTAATGAAAGCATGTGGATTTAATACTCAAACACAAATAGATGATACACTTGCAGAAGCAGGTAATTATTATAACGAAAGAGTTATTGAAAAGTTAAAAGGTATAATGAGACCGGTTTATTTGGGATTTGAGGACAATAAAATCAGAAAAGAAGTATCAACTACCACTTTCCCTTATATAGTATTCAATCATAGAACACATAATTATAGAGGTTGGGATAAGTTTTTACAAATTATTAAAAAGTTAAGAGATAAAAGAAAAGATTTTAAAATATGGTTAACGATGGCAGACTCTACAACTTCCAAAACAAAATTAAAATCATACTTTGATGACTTATCTTTTATTGATTTTGGTGGTTTACCAGATAGACAAGATTATTTGGACAAATTACATAGATGTGTAGCAGGGTTCCACGGTGGTAATCGTTGGGCAATGTCCTCACAGGACGGATTAGGTCAAGGTGTACCTTATGTTTATCAGATAGGTAGTGAAACAAAAGAATTATTTGGAGATTTAAATACTGGTTTTAATACTGTAGATGAAGCAGTAAAACATTTTGACGAGTTATTATCCATTAAAAAATTTAGACATGCACAGGCAAAACTAGCACTTAAACATTGTAAAAAAGTCCATAGTTGGAAGAATAGAGTAGATGGTTTTGAAACAATGATTAATGAGGGACTAGATATTATTAAAAAAGATATTATGGGTGAAACAAAAAGTAGAGATAAATTATTAAAGTTTATAAAAGATAATAAAAAGGTTACAATAGGTCAGATAAGAAATTATATGGGTTGGGGTAAATCAATTGCTTTTAGAAAATATAGAAACTTAATAAGAAGTTTACCACATTATTATACAACAATGGACGATAAGAAAGAACATTACATATATAATAAATAGTATGACCATGACAATTAAACCAGAAGAGTATAAAGACTTGAAAGAGTATTGGGATTTTCAGCGTAAGATAGAATATAATAAAGAGAAGCTTCGTTTGATGACCAAAGAAATGACAGGTAAAGTTTATAATCAATTTGGTATGTTAGATGAGAATGAACTATTTGATAGTCTTTGGTGTAAATTACCACAAGAAGCTTATGAAAATCCACACCCGAGTTGGGTGCCTGAAAACGAAACATATAGATTATGGAATGAGGAATGGCCTTCAAAATACCAATTACCAAAACCGAAAGGTAGACCAGTTGTATTAAGAGCAAAATCTAATACTGGTCCAATTAAACACCCCTATGATGAAGGTTGGTAATATATATATAATATAAATATGAAGGAGAATAAAGTATGACGATTAAGATTGATAGTAAGGACTATGATGAAGATAAAGTTCATCAAATAAAAATGAAGATTGATATGAAAGAACATAATTTTCCACTTGATAGTTTTATCGGTGGTTGGTATATTGATCCAAAAATTTGTGATAGTTTAATCCAATTATTTAAAGATAATAAAAAATTACAAAAACCAGGAGTAATAGGTGGACCTTATAATGTTAATAAAGAACAAAAAAATTCTATGGATATTGGAGTTGAACTTGTTAATCCTGATATAAAAGAATTAAAAGTATATACAGACGCATTGAATAAGTGTAGCAAACTATACTCATTAAAATATCCAGAGGTTCAAGATTTTTTTCAACCATATGGACTAGTTGAAGGTGGAAATATACAATATTATCCACCAGGTGGAGGTTATTTTGCTTCTCATTGTGAAAGAATATCTAGGCACGAAAACCGTTGTCTTGTTTTTGTGACTTATTTAAATGATGTTCCTAACGGTGGTACACATTTTAAATATCAAAAAATGATAACTGAACCAAAGAAAGGTTTAACTGTAATTTTTCCGCCTGACTTTACTCATACACATAGAGGTCAAATATCAAAAGAACATGAAAAATATATCATAACTGGTTGGTTCGGATTTTTACAGTAAGGAACATTGACAATAGCTAAATAATGGTGTATAAAGGATGATAATATATGGGTGATTTTTTAAAAGATATAATTAAAGAAACAGGTAATGAATATGCTACACTAGCAAGTGAAGGCATATCAGGTGGTGATGTAAACGCATTTATAGATACAGGTTCGTATTCTTTCAATGCTCTTCTTTCAGCTTCAATTTATGGTGGTTTAGCAGGTAACCGTATCACAGCAATAGCAGGTGAGGCGGCTACAGGTAAAACTTATTTTGCATTAGGTGTAGTTAAAAGTTTTTTAGACGCAGACAAAGACGCAGGTGTAATATTCTTTGAATCAGAAAATGCTGTTTCAAAAACAATGATAGAGAGTCGTGATGTTGATAGTAAAAGAATTATTATAATGCCAGTATCTACAGTACAAGAATTCAGAGCACAATCAATAAAAATTTTAGACAAATACATAGAACAACCAGAGGGCAATAGAAAACCAATGATGTTTGTATTAGATAGTTTAGGTATGTTATCTACTACAAAAGAAATGGAAGACACAGCTGCTGGTAAAGAAACAAGAGATATGACAAGGTCACAAATTGTCAAATCCACATTCAGAGTTTTAACACTTAAATTAGGCCAAGCAAAAGTGCCTATGATAATGACCAATCACACCTATGATGTAATTGGTTCAATGTTCCCAAAAAAAGAAATGGGCGGAGGTTCAGGTTTAAAATATGCCGCTTCATCAATCATCTATCTTGGTAAACGAAAAGAAAAAGATGGCACCGAGGTAATTGGTAATATTATACATTGTAAAACATACAAGTCAAGATTAACAAAAGAAAATAAACAAATTGATGTTAAGTTAACTTATAAAAAGGGTTTAGATAGATATTATGGACTTTTAGATATGGCAGAAAAAGCTGGTATCTTTAAGAAAGTATCTACAAGATTTGAAATGCCAGATGGAACAAAAGTATTTGGTAAACAAATCAATGAAAATCCTGACAAGTATTATACAAAGGAAATATTAGATAAGATAGATGAATATGCCAAAAAAGAATACTCATACGGCGAAGAGTAAAAGATACGCCTTTGCCCATAAAGAAGGCGAAGATTTTTCTTGTATCAAAATCCTAGAAGGTAAATTTAAAGATGTAATCTTTCATTATGGTAAGGTTGGATTTGCAAAAGATGAAAATCCAGATGGAACTTTACCTATGAAGTTTGATTATACTGTTAGACAAAATCCTGGTGAGTTGGATTTAGATAACAATAAAGAATTTATAAATTATATTGGTGACTTATTAATAGAATTATTAGATGAGAAATTTAAAAAATGAATAGAATAGAACAAACAATAATTAGAAATCTTTTTTATAATGAAGAATATATGAGAAAGGTTTTACCTTTTATTAAAGAGGAATATTTTAATAATAGAGTAGAGCAGTTGGTGTTTAATGAAATTTTTAGTTTTATTAACAAATATAATAATTGTCCTACAAAAGAGTCCATTAATATTGAATTATCAAATAGAAAAGATATTAATGAGGAAGAAAGTATTAAAATAAAAGATTATTTAAATGAGATAATTGAAGGTGAATCTGTACCGTCAGTTGATTTACAATGGTTGGTTGATACAACTGAAAAGTTTTGTAAAGATAGGGCAGTACATAATGCAGTATTAAGTGGTATTAAAATATTAGATAAGAAAGATAAGAAGAGAACACCAGAATCTATACCACATATATTATCTGAAGCGCTTGCCGTATCATTTGATAAGTCAGTTGGACATGATTATATGGAAGACGCTGAGGCAAGATTTAAATCCTATCATACAAAAGAAAAAAGATATCAATTTGATTTAGATTATATGAATAGAATTACCAAAGGCGGAGTACCAAGTAAGACATTAAATATTGCATTAGCAGGTACAGGTGTTGGTAAATCTATGTTTATGTGCCATGTTGCTTCAAGTTATTTGTTGCAAGGGTTAAATGTATTATACATTACTTTAGAAATGGCAGAAGAAAGAATTGCTGAAAGAATTGACGCAAACTTATTAGATGTAACCATGTCAGACCTCCATATTATGCCTGGAGATTTGTATAATGACAAGATGGATAAGTTAAGAAACAAAACTAAAGGTCAATTAATTATTAAAGAATATCCAACAGCGGCTGCTCATAGCGGACATTTTAAAGCATTGTTAAATGAGTTAGCATTAAAGAAAAGTTTTAAACCAGATGTTATCTTTATAGACTATTTGAACATATGTGCTTCAACTAGATTTAAAGGTGGCAACATTTCATCATACTTCTACATCAAGGCAATTGCCGAAGAGTTAAGAGGTTTAGCGGTAGAGTTCAATGTACCAATATTTTCTGCTACACAAACTACAAGAACAGGTTTTGTTAGTACAGATATTGGACTTGAAGATACTTCCGAATCTTTTGGTCTTCCGGCAACTGCCGACTTCATGTTTGCTTTGATATCAAACGAAGAATTAGAAGCATTAGGTCAGATGAAAATTAAACAATTAAAGAATAGATACAATGACCCTAGTATTAATAGGTCATTTATAGTGGGTGTTGATAGAGCAAAGATGAAATTATATGATGTTCAACAACAAGCACAACAAATAGTGGATTCAAATCAACAACCAGTAAAAAAAGAAGAATCTTCTTACGATAAGTTTAGTGATTTTAAAGTATGAAACAAATGATAAAAAGAATTAAGGAATATGATAAGGATATTAGTGATAGGACTTTATGGGCTATGTCACAGGTAAAACGGCATAAGTTTATAAAAGATAAAGATTCAGCTTATTTGGACACACCTTTACCAATAGGTTTTGGTCAAACAATATCACAACCTTTTATTGTGGCCTATATGACAGATAAACTTAATATAAACCCTTTAGATAAAGTATTAGAAATAGGTACAGGTTCAGGTTATCAAGCTGCTGTGTTAGCAGAAATGGCTTATGATATTTATTCAGTAGAA